GATTATAATCTTTGTAATCTATTTCAGTCTCAAAGACAGTTTTCTTTGTTTTAAGAATAGAAGGTATGATTTCTTTGAATAGATCAGGCATTATTTGAACTCACAATCTACCATAATTTCTGTCAGACATGCTGCCATATTAATTTCCGCATCAGCTACAAATGCAGCTTGATACTGATACTTAGCTAGGTGTAGTACTAGCTGAGGCACAGAATTTGGTTTTAGTAACTCATATAATCCATCGTAGATGTTGCGGAAAATTCTAGAAGGATCATCATCCAAATTATTGGTGACCCACTTTCTTGCGGCCGCAAAGTTTTTTTCTTTCAATGCTTCTACAAGGTCCGACATAACAGCATCAGAAACTGAAGCCAAGATTCCCTTATCAATTGAGCCACTAACAGAATATCTCTGTAGTTCATTGAGGATACGACGCTGATCAGGAAAATACTTTCGAATGATTGTAGCTACAACCTCTTTGTCGTAACTAATATCCTCATTCTTGAGAATGTGTTCAACCCTTTTGAAGAATGCCATTGCCATCTTAGCTTTGGAACCATTCATGCGAAAGTCTACGACAGTACAACGCGAATGAATAGGATCAATGATACGATGTTTGAAATTACAAGTAAAGATGAATGAGCAATTGCTGGAGAATTCTTCGATTGCTCCTCGTAGTGCAGGCTGTGTCGATTGAGGGTTCAAATAATCCGCCTCATCAATAATTACAACCTTTCGTCCACCAGATAGACTAACTGAAGATGCATAATTCTTGATCTTGATACGAAGTGTTTCGATTCCAGATTCATCTGAACCATTGATGACGATATAATCGCAACCTACTTCATTGCATAGAGCGCGTGCCACAGTGGTTTTACCGATTCCAGGAGTACCAGCAAGAAGAAGATTAGGAATCTCTTTCCTGTTTACATACTCCTGAAATGTTTCTCTCATTGAGTCGGTTAGAATACACTCTTGAATGGTCTTAGGACGATACTTCTCCACCCACAGAATATGTTCGTTCATTCACAATCTCCATAATATAAAAATTAAAATTCAATTACTGCTTGATATCACTCAGTGTTTCAAACAACGCCTCAAATTCTTTGAATTCTGTCACTTCGTCCTTTAGTGATTGCTTGAATTGTGCTTTAGCCAACTTACGAATCATTTTCTTGGGTATCTTCAATGAATTGTATGCTATGGTTGCAATGTCATTCATTGATTGATTTGTTACCTTAATTGTTTCCATGTACTGTACAGTCTCGTCGATATAACCTTTGAGTTCCTGTAACTGCTTCTTGTCGAATGTACCGTAGATCGTATCAATTTTCTCAATCATGTTTTACTCCTTGGTAAACTTGCTTTCTTTCGCTTCAATAGCAATCCAGTATTCGATAGATTCTTTGGTATTCTTAAAATGAGAGATACCCTTGAAAGAAATCTCGACATCATAGTCACCTGGCACCATCTTAAGGTTCTCTTTCTTGAATACAACACTATAAATGTTGCCTGAAGCATTTACATTAAGTTCAATCTTATCGGTGTGCTGTGAATCATCCTTTGCATCAAATGCAACAAGAAAAACCTTTTCACCATCAGATTCAACTGCAATATTGGGCGAAGACAATACAGAAGATGACTTCATAATTTCACCGTAATTGTCAGCGGTCAAAGTAAACTTGATTTCAGGATTTGAAAGTACTACTTGCTTATCGGGTGGTGTTACAACATTGCTTTTTGCAGTCTTGCGGAATTGAGTCTTTCTCTTTCCAGTTCCATTTGTGAAGATAACATTTGATGTATCAAAATTAATCTCAAGATCATCCTTATAAAGTGAAGCAACAGAAAGGAATTCATTTAGATCATAGACACAGAAATCATCAGGAAAGTTGTCGTTCAATTCAGCTTGTGCTAATACTGTCTTGGTTTCTGAAATGGTGCTGATCTTGTTACCTTTCTTGAACTCAAGATTCTTGTTGATGGTTGAAAAATTCTTCAACACATTCAAGGTATTATTAGACAGTTTCATTCACATTCTCCATTATTAAAATTATTCATCTACAGAGTAGATTGTATCATGTTCATACAAAAACATCAAGCAGCACATGGCGTGAGCCAAATGGTGCAAACCTGATTCAGGATCAACTTGTTCTCCTCTTTGCCAAGCCCAAATATGTCTTTGCATTGCATCGAAATATCTACGCTTGGAATCTGGCACTTTGATCCAATTACCTCTTTCGTATTTCTGAGCACCAAAAGTCAAGACCTTTACAGTCTCTTCCAAAGCAAAAGGTGGAAGTAAACCATACTCTGATTTACCTCCATCAAATTTTCGACCTTCAGACATATTACATCTCTCCGACGAAATTGGCAACCGCCGGCATATCACCTTGGAAATGATATGTACCAATGTGTGCAGTTCTCATCCACGGACACAACCAAATTTGGCCGCCAATGTTTCTCCACCATTGACAGAACATATAGTCTTCTGACAAATATCTTTCTGAATCTTTGTCAATAACGGTATCGAAGTATGCATGAATGTATCGTGAACCGTCGAAGTTAGCTTGACCAACATGATCTGGCTTGTACTTCAATTGAGGATATGCTGCTTCAAACTTTGGGAATACTTCCCTCTTTACCATCATAAAGCCTGTACCAATCTCAAGAACTTCAAGTGGTTCGGTAACGGAAAATTGACTTGTTCCCTTAACAGGATTGAACACGAAGTCTCCAGCAACTTTTTCAAGAATTCCCGTATCTACATCAGGATTATTTGAGATAGCTTTCTTGACTGCGCGCCACTTGATTGCCTTCTTGGGATAAGGTCCACCAATAACATCCTTATCAAGAGCGAGCATTGCAAGGACATCCTGTGGATTGAAATTGATGTCGCTATCAATGAATAGCAGATGAGTGCAATCAGAACGATGCAGGAACTCATCAACCAAATAATTTCTTGCCCGTGTAATCAGCGATTCATTAAACAAGAATGAGAATTTTACTGCAATACCATATTGCATGCAAAGTCCTTGTAAATCTAGACATGCCTTCATGTACAGTCCATGATTCATTCCACCGTACATAGGAGTAGCCACAAATAGGCTATACTTCTTAAGGTCTTCTGCTTTAATTGAAATTTCCATGTGGACTCCATAGAAAATATGGGGGACAAGCCCCCATATTGTGTCAGTTACGGATTACTGTGAAAAACCGGCTGAGAATGCCGCGGCAACCATTGCCTTGCTTGGACGACCAAGACGATAAACGGAAACCTTGCTACCATCGCCACGGGTGCGGGTGTTAGTGTAGATTGCGTTGCCTTCCTTACGAAGTTCTTCGATTCGTGCGGCAACATTCTTGATGCCGAAACGGGCACGGGCCTGAGCGGTTGACAACGTGTTGTACCCGCTAGTCTTGCTCAAATAGTTGAGGATCTTTTGCTTTGCTGAAAGCTTGTTAGCCATTTGTACTTCTCCTATAACAAAATAAATTAACCAAAATGCTCACCTTAAGTGAGTCTTCACATCATACTACTATGTATTGCGCCTGTCAAGTCTTTTTGCGGTATACTTGATTATCTGCCAACTTGTACCAGGTATTTTTGCTTCGTTTCTCCCCATGAAAGGTAGATGAGATCATCATAGAATAGTGAATCAAAAGAAACATTATTCTTTTTCTTCAACATGGAAATCCTACCTTTGGCATATTTCGTTTTCCAAATGTTTGCCAAAGTTGCTTCACTGGTGTCGAAAGACTTGATAAGACTTTCTGCACCAATCTCCTTACGGAGAAATTCATTTGTATTATTATACAAGGGTGAGAAGTAGATACCTCTCTGATGTTCTGACCGAATCAGATTCTTTGGTATACCCAATTTTGAGTACACGAAATTCAATGAACGATTCTTGTGGTCTCTTTTATATGGAAGACCTTGAGGATTCTTTGCGTCCCACCATTCAAAATACTTTCTGGTGTGGTTTTCTTTGATCCAGTCATATGCCATGTTTGCGGTCTTTCTCTTTGGCTCAAAGGCGACCGAGCCTGAAGAGAAGCCCATTTTATTCCAATGTTCCAGTCCGTCATACTGTGACAATCCATTAGCTTTTGTCTTACCATAAAGCGAAGTTGTGGTAACACCGACAAGAACATCACCATATCTTTCTTTCCAATCTGCTTGTACAGTATCTGATAGACACATCAGTGCAAGCAGTTTACCTCCCATGTAATTATAGCCCAGGGGCTGCAATGGGACGATGGTGGAACCAATCGCGGTATGATTGATCATGTTCTGCTGCGTCTTTACATCCCGAGGCCATCCAATCGCGTTATCACGCGGTGTGAGGTCAAGGAAGTCTGATGAAATACAGATGACACCAAGATACTTGCCAGAAACCTGGTCAGTTAGCGTGTAGTAAAGATTTCTGCCGATATTGGAGTTGTTCTTCATTGTAGAAGAAAAAGTTCTAATGGTATTCCAGGTCTCAGCAAGTTCTCCATTCGACAACACCATGATTGGTTGCAATCTTTCGTAATCGTCTGGAGATTCTGGTTTCCAAAAGTTCTTCTTTACGGTTTCGATCAACTTCTTGTGATCTGCGTTGGTCATCTGTACTTCATCACCGAACAATGTACTGACCGTCTCAACTGGATACTTTTCTTTCACTTCAAGCCACTTCTGGTAAAGTGTGTATTCTTTCACATCCATTTGTGACACATACGACAAATCTTCCATCAAGCGTTCTTTCAACTCTTGCTGGTCGATATGGTCAATCTTTGTGTTTGTTGTTCTCCACTCATCCCATTGTGTTTCAATATCGGGGACTTTCTTTTCACTTGACATTATTTTTTCCCAATTGTCGCATTGCGGTAAATTGTGTAATTTTCTTCACAGTCTTTTTCATTTTCTTGATACCAGATTGTAAAGCCAATGGTTTTGCCCGATCAGTATACACTATTCCGTTCATATGGTCAAGTTCGTGGAGAAAACATCTTGCAGAAATACCATTAAATCTTGCCACATGAGTTTTACCATTAAAATCTTGGTATTCTACCACAATTTCTTTCGGTCTTGTTACACGCAAGTTTAGAAGAGGAAATGATAGACATCCTTCCATCATATGTACTTCATCTTTTTCTTCCAATACTTTAGGATTAAAGAACGCAACATACTCATCATTAGCACCCATCACAAATACACGATAACGGAAACCACATTGGTTTGCAGATAAACCGACGCCATGGTTTGCTTTGCATGTTTCAACTAGTGATGATGCAAATTGGTTTGGGTTTACAGAAGGATTGCTGAAATCAAATTCGGGCATAGTCTCACGCAAAATAGGATCATTACCGGAACCTAGTTTGAATATTTCAGGTTTTGGAGCGGT